AAACTCAGGCACGTTCCGGCGTCTGACCTTCGCCCGAATCCGAAGAACTGGCGGACGCACCCCAAATCGCAACAGGACGCCCTACGCGGCATCCTGGCCGAAGTCGGCTACGCCGATGCCCTGCTCGCCCGCGAGTTGCCCGATGGCTCGCTCATGCTGGTTGACGGGCACCTTCGGGCCGAGACCACGCCCGATCAAGAGGTGCCGGTTCTCATCCTCGACATCAACGAAGCGGAAGCCGACAAGCTCCTCCTCTCGCTCGACCCGCTTGCGGCGTTAGCCGAGACGAATGCCCAGGCTCTCGACGCCTTGCTCCGCGAGGTGGACACCGGGAGCGAAGGGTTGCAGCAGATGTATGCCGACCTTGCCGAGGCGGCTGGAGTTGTGCCGCCCGACTTCGACCCCGCAACTGCCGACGATCAATCGCGGCTTGACCAGAAAGCCAAGGCGACCTGCCCGGAGTGCGGACATGAGTTCACGCCCTGAGTTGCGATTCGACTGGTGCTCGCACGAAGCAGCAAAATATGCGTGTGAAAAGTGGCACTACAGTCGCTGTATCCCTAAGTCAAAGTTAGTGCGAGTAGGAGTATGGGAGTCAGGTGCTTTTGCCGGATGCGTCATCTTCGGGAGCGGTGCCTGTCCGCAGATCGCAGACCCTTTTGGACTGAACCAAACGCAAGTTGCGGAGCTTGTTCGTGTTGCTCTCAAGCCACAACACGCAACTCCTACTACCAAGTGCGTAGCGTTCGCGATCAAGATGGTTCGTAAACAACACCCTGGGCTTCGGCTCATCGTCTCGTATGCTGACCCAGAACAGGGGCATCACGGTGGCATATACCAAGGCGGAAACTGGATCTACTCGGGGCTTACTGCTCCGACCGAGTGGTTTGAGGTTTGCTCTACAGGAGAACGAATTCACTCGCACGTTTACAGGCGAGGGGCTCGCGGTCGAGCAACGCGAGACAAGGCGGCCGGAATAATCCGTTCCGTAAAGCTAGTCAAGCACAAGTACCTCATGCCTCTCGACGACGAAATGCGTCGCCGCATCGAACCACTACGAAAGCCATACCCAAAACGCGCAGGAAGTGCTGGCAGCGGCACGTCGCCCGACCAGGGCGGAAGGGGCGGTGCAAGCGGTAGCGTCTGCTGTGATTGAGCAATGGCTAAACGGAGGTTCACATGGGCAAGCGAGGCCCACGCAAAGAGCCGACGATCATCAAGATTGCCAAGGGCAACCCCGGCAAAAGGCCGCTGAACAAAAGCGAACCAAAACCTCCAAGCGATGACATCGCCCGCTACTGCACGATGCACGAGCAGTTCGTGAAGTACCTCGACCAGTGCCGTCGCGGTCTTGATGTGCTCGTGATCCGTGACGATGCCGGTAAGGTGAAGTACATGCAATCGACTCCGGCTGCCACGATGCTGTCGAAGTTGGCCGCGTCGATGCTGCGGATCGAGCAAGAGTTCGGGCTGACTCCATCAGCCAGGAGCGGATTGAGTGGCACGCAAGGTCAGCAACAAGAGAGCGTCATCGAAAAGTTCCGACGCCTCAAAGCTGCCTCTGAGACGGCGGGCTGAAGCGGTCGCGGGCTACCGCTGGGATGAAACGAAAGCCCAGTTGGTGATCGACTTCCTAGAGTCGGTCTGCGTCCACACAAAGGACTCCCCGACCGCCAAGGCCGGCGAGGCGATGCGGCTTCTGGAGTGGCACAAGCACGACGTGATCGAGCCGCTCTACGGGTGGCGAACCGAGGAAGGGCTGCGGAGGTATCGGCTCGCGTATCTAGAAGTGCCGAAAAAAAATGCGAAATCGACTTTGCTTTCGTGCCTCTCGATCTGGCACCTGCTCATGGAGGGCGAAGGCGAACTCGGGTGTATCGCGGCGAAGGATCGCAACCAGGCGGCGATCATCTTTGACGAGACAGCCGCGATGGTAAATCGGTCGCCGGAACTGGCGGCGTCGCTTGAGGTGATCGACTCGCGAAAGACGATTTTCTGTGCCGCGACCGGATCGAGTATGCGGGTGATCTCGCGAGACGCCGGGGCGGCGGAAGGCCCGTCCTATTCGTTCGTCTTCTGCGACGAGTTGCACGCGTGGCCCGACCGCCGGCTGTTTGAGGCGTTGCGGTACTCGGGACGCTCCAGCCGCCGATCCGAAGTATGACCCCCGGTTCTACGGGAAGATATTCGGGGCGAAGACTGACGGCAGCGAGGACTACTTCGATCCGGCGGTATGGCGGCGAGTCAATCCCGGCATGGGCGTGACCATGACCGAGGAATCGTTCGCGGCGGATGCTCGCGAGGCAAAGAACAAAGCGACCAAGCTCAACGGGTGGCTTCGCTACTCGCTTGGGGTCTGGACAGAAAGCACGAACCGCTGGCTCGATCCCGAGAAGTGGGCGGCGTGCTCGAACGCCCCGACTTCGCCCTTTGCTGGGCGAAAGTGCATCCTCGGGATGGACTTGTCAAAGAGTACCGACCTCTCGGCGATGGTCGCTCTCTACCCGTGCGAGGGCGACGAGTTCGAGGTCGATGCAATGTTCTGGCTGGGCTCCCCGCGATCTCATCATGGAGCGGGAGCGAACCGACCGCCAGCCGTTCCAGCATTGGGTGAACTCGGGGTACATCACGGCGACCGACGGGAACGTGATCGACCACTCGAAGATCCGCGAGTACGTTCTGGAGTACGCGAAGACGCACGAGATCGAGCACATCTACATGGACTTGACCGGGGCGGTGCAGTTGGCGGTGGAACTGCAAGGGGCGGGGCTGAAAGTGGCAGGATGGTCACAAGGCTTCCGAGGCATGAGCTCGGGCACTAAGAGGCTCGAATCGCTCGTGCTTCAGAACCGGATACGCCACGGCGGCAACCCAGTGCTCTCGTGGATGTCGGCGAATGTGACGGTGGAGACGAACTCGTTTGAGGACGTTCGGCCGGTGAAGAAAAAGAGCACGGGCCGAATCGACGGCATCGTCGCTCTGATCTTCGCCCTGGGTGGCTGGGAGTCATCGAAGATCACCAACAAGCCCTCGGTCGAACCCTCCATCCTCATCCTATGATCGCCCCAAACGCTCGCATCTTGTGGCTCCCCGGCGAAGACTCCCGCAACTGGGATTATGAGTCGGGCAGTTGGGCTTCGAGCAATCGCAATCCGAGCGGCGTAAAGGTGGACGCCGAGACGGCACTCCGCTCGACCGTGGTGCTCGCCTGCATCCGCGTGCTTTCGACCAGCGTCGCTGGGCTCCCGTTTCATCTCTACCGTCGGCTGCCGGGTGGCGGGAAGGAGATCGCCCGCGAGCATCCGCTCTATCGGCTTTTGCACACGCAGCCGAACTCGTGGCAGACCTCGTTCGAGTGGCGGGAGCAGATGATGCTTCATCTTCTCTCGCACGGGTTCGCCCTTGATGAGAAGGTCTACACGGGCGGGGCGATCAGCGAGATCGTGCCGCTGCACCCGAGCCGGGTGAAGACCGAGCAGTTGGAGAACAACCGGCTGCGGTACACGTACCGCGAGGCGTCGGGCTCTTCGACGGTCTACACGCAGGATGCGGTGATGTCGGTGCGGGGCATGAGCGATGACGGCGTGAACGGGATGAGCACGATCGAGCTCGCCCGCGACGCGATCGGGCTGGCTCGGGCGTGCGAGATCCACGGCGCGACGTTCTTCGGTTCGGGTGCCCGTCCTGGCGTGATCTTGTCCACCGATCAGATGCTTTCGCCCGAGGCGGCCGAGAACACCCGCAACCAGTGGGAGCGGGCTCACCGTGGGGCGGATCGCAGTCATCGGACGGCGGTTCTTCAAGGCGGCTTGAAGGTGAACGAGTTGGGCGGCAACAACCAGGAGAGCCAGTTCCTTGAGGCTCGCCGCTTCCAAGTTGAGGAAGTGTGTCGGCTCTTCGGCGTTCCGCCGCATCTCGTGGGCGACCTCACGCGTTCGTCGTTCTCGAATATCGAACAGCAATCGCTCGACTTCCTGACGAACGGGCTGATGCCGTATCTGCGTCGCATCGAGTCTTCGATCGCTCGCGACTTGCTCGAAGGCGACGACGAATACTTCGCGGAGTTCGACACTCGCGGCGTTCTGCGGGCTGACGCTGCCGGGCGGGGATCGTACTACAACACGCTCTGGAATCTTGGCGTGCTGAGCGTGAATGAGATCCGCTCACTGGAGAATCTGAACCCCGTCGAAAGCGGCGATGTCAGGTTCGTGCAACTGAACATGACCACGCTCGACAAGGCGGCAGCGACCCCCGAGCCGATGCCCGCGACCGTGGTCGAGGAGATCGTGGTGGATGAGACTGCCCCGGCTCCCGAGCCGGTCGCGGATGCCGCCCTGGTCGAGGCGGAAGAGGGGCCGCAGATCGCCGACGTTTCGCTCAACGGGGCGCAAGTCTCCAGCCTCTTGGAGATCGTCGCCCAATACAACGCCGGGCTCCTGAACGAGCAGGGTGCGAAGGCGATCATCGCCGCTGCGTTCCCTGGCATCCCGGCATCGACAATCGACGCGATCATCGCGGGCACCAGCACCGCCCCGGTGGCTATGCCGGGCGAGGCTCCAGCCCCCGAGCCGGTCGTGGAGCCCGAGGCTCCCGCCCTGGAGGAAGCCTCGCAGCGTGCCGCCCCTTACTACGAAGGCGATTGGGTCACGCTGCCAGATGGTCGCGTGGGCCGCGTGGATCACGTCATGACCGAGGGCGAGTTGAACCTGGGCGACGTGGCGATGCCCGCGACGCCTGACGCCCCGGTGGCTCTCGTGAGCGTGTGGGAAGGCGAGTCGTTCGGCGAGCCGGTGCCGGTCGCGGTTTCCGAACTGCAAACGGCAGAAGAGCCAGAGGCGGCGCGGGCGTATGGGAAGCCGAAGCGGAAGCCTCGGAGGCGGAAGCGTGGCAGCTAGGTACGACCACATCGACTTCACGCCCCCGGCGGGCGTCAAGTCGGAAGCACAGAAAGGGCTTGATTGGCGAAGAGAGTTCGGCCGAGGCGGCACGGCAGTCGGCGTGGCTCGCGCAAGAGACCTGAGCAACGGCACGACGATCAGCCCCGAGACGGCACGCAGGATGAAGGCGTACTTCGATCGGCACGAGATCGACAAGCAAGGCGAAGGGTGGAGCCCGAGCCAGGACGGCTTCCCGTCGAACGGTCGGATAGCGTGGGCTCTGTGGGGTGGAGACTCGGGGTATTCATGGAGCAAAAAGCTGGTGCGTCAGATGAACGCAGCAGACGAAGACGCAAGGAGTAACGCGATGAACATCGAGCGACGATCTCTGGCGATTGACGAGATCGAGTCGGCAGTGCCGCTGCTCGCGGTCGAGAGCCGCAGCGAAGACGGTGCCGAGCGTGAATGGGTCGTGGGCTACGCGGCGAAGTTCGGCGTGCTGTCCCTCGACCTGGGCGACTTCGTGGAGCGGATTGACCCCGGTGCCTGCGGTATGAGTTCCCCGTGCCCGACACGTCCTACGGGCGGGACATCGCCAGCAACATCCGAGCGGGCATCGTCAAGGGCTCGTCGTTCTCGTTCACGGTGCCGAGCGGCGGCGACTCGTGGGCGGTCGAGGACGGTCGCAGCGTTAGAACCATTAAGCGGGTCGATTCTCTAATTGATTTGGGGCCGGTCTGTTTCCCGGCCTACCCCGATGCTGACGTGACGGTGGCGCAGCGTTCGTTCAGTCACTTCCGCCAAGAGCGGCGGCAGCACGAGGAAGCCCGCAAGTATCTCGCGGATCGGGCCGCGTTCTATCGCGATGTGCTGAGGCAGCATGGCCGCTAGTGGCGATTCGTGTCCCCGGTGCCGCGATGGCAAGTACGCCGTCGCGTCGAGTGTTCGCAGCGGCGCGTATCAGACTCGCTATCTGCGGTGCCAGCGGTGCGGCTGCACCGACAAGCAGATCGTGCCGGGCAGTGAAGTGCGGCGGAAGTCTTTTACTGCCGAGCGTGCCTAACTGAATGGTTTCGGGGCGTGGCTCCTAGTTTCGGGATAGGCGATGCGTTTGCGTCGCCACGAACCCGACTACAGGAGCCTCCCTCGTGGACAA